CTCGAACTTGTCTACTTCCCCCCTGAGACGCTTGTAATCGCCGCCCACGCACTTCTTCCCATACTCCACCCCCTCTGCGTACTGTTTCTTGGCTTCTTCATCCGGGCAGTAGGCTTGGTTACGGAGGAGTGAGGCTACAAACAGCCGGTCAAGGGGAACGGGGGTTAGAGGCAATGCCGGGGCGTCAACACGCAGAACCCCACCATGCATGGAGAGTTGCCCCCATGTCGATGGAAGCTCCCCGGTCTTGACTATGGTGGGGTCGGACAATACCAACCACCAGCGGTCACAGTACTTGGCAATAGACTCAGCCTTGTCAGGGTTCTTGAGTTCATTGAGAAAATCGTTGCGGCTGGTCTTAACCTCGAAGCCATGCACTTCCAACCCCCGGCTGGGGTAGCAGTTCATCGCTACGGCGGCGGCGGTGAGGGGCAACTGAGCGAACCCGGTGCCATTCCTTAACTGCGGGAAGAAGGCCCACTCCGGGGCTGGATGCCGCTTAAGAAGGGCGGCGACAATGTCTTGCTCAGACCAACGAACAGCGGGAATTGGGGGTATTTTAGGCATAGGCAGTGCGTATCAGAATGTCAGCATCGGTAGCATTTACTTTTCCAAGCAGAGCATCGGAGGCAACTCTCGCCAGCTTGGGACGAAGCCCCTGCCGGACGGCGTTTGCCGCCAGTTTGACTACTATGCTTTTAGTGACCGTGGGACCATTATCCCCGGTAAACCTTTTCCAATTATAGGTTTTCTTATTGATAAGAGCGTCCTTGCCTTCGGCAAGAATCTTATCTCCCAGTTGAAGGGGGGTTCCAAAGATAAAGGCAACCGTGCTCATCTCCACGAGACTGGGAACGACCACAATGAAAGCCCGGTCACTGCTCTCCAGAAGTTTGATTTCCGTCTTGGTGCCTCCCCACCGAACCCGCACTGGGTCTTCCTTGATGTCGGCTAATGTAGAGGCTATCTCGGCAATCGTGGGTCCATGAAATTGGGGGTCAACTTCCAGTGTTACCATTTATCCTCTTCCACTTTTCGTAGACCAAGATTAGCCACGAGATAAGAAACCCAATGAACACGACGATGGGAGCAACCCAAAACCACCTCAGTGGGAGGTGGTAGATAAGAAACATCCCCACCCCTCCCCCTATCCATAGCGGGGTGAGAAGCACAAGAAAGAATCGGCACCAGCCCGGCTTCATACTCGTTCATCCTCCTCATCCGAAGGTGGGAGCCGCTCGTCATCGGTAATCAGGTGTATGGGACGGGCGTCTCCGGTCTTCTTAAATGCCCACTCTTTTTCAGGCGGCGGTTCCTCGGGAACAAAATCCTCCGGGGCTAGTGCCTCTTCAAGCTGGGGGTTGTGTTCGCCCAACAGCTTGCCGGGGGTGTCCGTCGTGATTTCGCCGCTGCCGTTGAATAGTGGCATGTGGGAAGTCCAACTGGCATTCACTTGGTCTTTCCCCATGTTGTACTTGTCGGCCTGCGTGCGCTTATGCTCTTTGATTTCCCCCCGGAGAGACTTCACGGTGTTGATGAGGCTCTCCATGGTGACATCAAGGTCGTTAGTCAAACGGGAAAACTCAGCGTCGGCAAGCTGTTTGACCTGTGCGGCATTCAGGCGGATGTATGCTTCTTCTTCCATGAGCTTGCTGGCGGCAAGAGAGTACCATGCCCCAAACTCCCCATGCAGCCGCTTGAGCTTGCCCTGTGCTTCTCGAATCTTGCTCTCGAACTTGCTCACCTTATGGGATACCCGGTCGCAGTCGTCGGCGACCGTCTCCATCGCCATGGTAAGCTGGATGCTGTATTGGGACTCACCGCCCGGAGGGACCGACAATTCCAATTTGAGCTTAGGCAGCTTGTCAACCTCGGCAGCGAGGTCGGAATACATGTCCTCGTAGGAAATGGCGTCCCCGTTGGACTGGTAGGCAATTTTGGTGACCACCCCTTCGATATGCTCCAAGATGTAAGCTCCGACCAATAGCCGTTCCGCTTGGAAGGAGTCTATAGCCGCTTTGACATTGATAAGTCCCGTCATGAAGTTCCCTCTGATTGACCCTCTGTTCCTGCCGGGGGTCCGTTTGTGATTGGTTCACTCCCATCTTCTTTCCTGAGATAGGCTTGAACCTTCGTTGTCCGCTTGATAACCTTCCGTACTTCATCCTGCATGGTTTTGCCGTCAATCTTGCCCTGCGCACACTTACTTCCGAGCAAAGATTTCCAAGCGGCCATAAACATGGTCAGGCTGTCATCGACCACATCAGCGACCTCTTCCAAGGGAGTGTCGCCCTCTTGGTAAGCCCCCTTGATATTGAAGAACCGGCTCATGCCGTTGCCAAACTCCTTGTCGGCAAGCTCCAAGGAGATAGTCACCGACCTAACCACCATATTGCTCATTGCATTCCCCTTTATTATTACTGGATTTCTTTGAATTTTTCAAGATTTTTAGCAACTTTCCAATTTTCTTCATTTCATAATATGAATATACATTCCCCCTTACCCGGTTACATTCCCAACAACAAACAACACAGTTATCTTTAGAATATCCAAGGCTATTGTTTTTTCTATCTAGGTTTGTTGCATGGGTACAACGCTTAAATGATTTTCTTGACTCCCATGAGACCAATGAGCCACAATATTCACAGGTTTCTATATGTGTGAATTCCAACAATTCTTCGTAGGATAAGAAAACGGGGTGATTTTGTCTTTTCAGATAGGTTAAGATGTGCTCAAATGGTTGAAGTTTGCAACTCCAAATTTTTCTATTTCCGCACGTGTGACAGTACCCAGGAGAGTCGTTTTTAGAAAGATAGCAACCTCGTCTCCAAATTTCCCGACCGCAACCTCTACACAAGAAGGCGTACTCAGTGTTATGCCCCCGTTTTTTCTTATTTATTGCCATGGATGGATTAATCATCCATTACTCTTTCGTCTTCTTTGCTAGAAATTCCCAGAAACTCCCCCTTTAAGAACTTCCCCAGACTAAGTTTTTTGCAATGCGCCTTGAGTAGAGAACGAAACTCATTATCGGAGGCGGCGGACTCTATACTACCAGCATCTAAATCAAGGCACTCCTCATTATCTAACAAGCCTGTTGTATAAGACCCCCCCAGAATCTTTGCAAAGACCCCCCTCTTGTTCTTAAGCGTATCTATGGCATATTCATCCACTGTTCCCCTTGCCGGAAGAATGTGTAGAGTACACACTGTGTGTGGAGACGCCATCCTTACCATCCTACCAACTAGTTGGAGCATGTCTCCAAACGACCAGGGGACATCAAGACATACCATATTGGGAGCTTGCTGAAGGTTAATACCCTCGAATCCAGCGGAGTTTATAACGATTAGGTCGTAGCCGGAATCAGGAGATTGAAACAACCGCTTACTTTCATTTCTTTGCTTCTCATTTTCCCGTCCTGTAATTCTGAGAAACTTGCGGCTAGTAAAGTGCCCATTTTTCGTCAGCCAGTCAAGCCGGTCTATAAAGGTTCGGTATTTAGTGAAAACAATAACTTTTTCCCCCAACAAATCACCATCCAGAAGGTCAAGCAACGACTCTTCTTTGGGGCTTAATGTTTTTATATGAAAGTCCTTCTCATTTGACGGGTCAAGCAATGCCCAATGATTTGCAACCAATTGCTGAACTGAAAGCTGAGTCATTTGGTTATCAGGGTCCCTCTCCTGCTCATAGACTTCCCCCGCTACTTTAACCAAGGATGGAGGAAGTTGGAATTTACCTGAAGGTATATCCTCCAGCAAAAGCTTTTTCTGTCTTTCGTCCAGTTCCACCGGATGGTAGATGGTGACTAGACGTGGAAGCGGCTCCTTGACTTGCCTCTGACTCCTACCTAAGTAAAAGGGACGAATACCCTGCTTAAATTTCTCTACATTCTTATACCCAGCAAGAACCCGGATATGACGGCCTCTTCCAATATACTGCTTTCGGAATAGACAAAATTCCTCATCAAAGTCCCATAAGCTCCCAAATGGCTTGATTCCGATTGCTGAAGCCACATTATAAAACTCATCGAGAGAGTTCTTCATAACAGTTCCGGTAAGCCCCCACACCCACCGCCCCTGCTTGGCTAAAGCCATAACTAAGGCACGGGTCTGGGTGCCCCGACTTTTGAATCTATGGCATTCGTCAAATATCAGAATAGTCTTGTCTTTGTACTCTTTGAGAATCTCTGAAAATGTCTTTATCTCTTGCGAAATCCTCTCTTTTCCATTATTTACGGGATTTCCATCTTCATCAAACCGTCCCTCTACTCTCTTCCTTACCCCTATCATAGAAGAGTATTTGCATATAAGTACATCCTTCTTATTTCCCATCAAGAAATCACGAAGTTGCTGATACCTGGATTCGGAGGATTTCTTCCCTCGATAAATATCCCGCATCACAAAAGGACGTAGGTTGCTGAATCGAGATAATTCATCGAACCACTGGTGGGTAGTACTCCTAGTCGTAATTACTACGGTCTTTATGTCTGGTAATCTATCCTTTAGCCAACAACAGGCAGCGATGGCATCAATGGTCTTTCCAAGTCCGACATTATCTCCATTTATAAAGCGGTTCATCCGTGATAGATGATGAATTTGAACCTTCTGATATTCCCTGATATTAAGGGGCTCCTCCTCTTGCCCGGTATCAAAGTTGAGTACTTTGGTCCTTAGAAGAGACGGCCATTTGAATGGTATGGGAGTGATTTCTGGGTGGTTGGGGTCAATGTCCCACTTTCGGATAAGATACAGTCTTTCAAGCACTTGCGGGTCTATTCCCAATTCGTTAGTGTATTGGGTTATAAGAGGACAAATGGATTCGCTCATTAACGGTTAATACTGTGGTTTGCTTACTTTTAATTACAGTTCATCCCAGTCCAGTACTACCGGCGAGTCCTCTTCTTCGTCATCTTCCCGGCGACCCCGCTTGTGGTGCGGACGGATGTGTCCGTTTTCTCCAATTTCAAGCTCGGGGATAAGTTCTTCCTCTTCCTCTTCGTCAGACTCTTGGGATTCCTCCTCCGGGTCGTCAAAGAGAAGGTCGTCCCTCTCCTCCTCGGGAGGGGTTTCGTCTTGGAAAAGAAGCTCGTCTAGCTCGGGTTGTCTCTTCTTCTTAGCCATTTGGTTTTCCAGCCAAAATCGCTTTAAGTTCAGGAATACTTACGGTTCTCCAATCGCCGTTCCCTTGCTTTACCTCTAACTTAAAATCAGGAAGTCCGGGAATTCTAGCATCTTCCAAAGTTATCTCCCCCAAGCCGGGCATATGCTCCATGGGAGGTACTTCGATAACCACTTCACTGCCGCCAAAGGGGGAGCCATTGACCAGTTTGTTCCGCACTCGGGCCTTAGATATGTCAATGCCGTTTGCCCTGAGATAGAGCTTGTTTACCACTTGCCGCCTCCAGTCCGTCTATAAAAGATACTGATAGGGCAAACTTTACTGTTGGGGTTGGGAGAGCTTTTCTTGCAGGACGCCAATCCGGCGTTGATACCAGCGGATAAGGGACTTATTAGTCTTGCGGGCATTGGTGGTGGGGGCTATTCGCATCTCTTTCCGCAACTCAAAAAGAGACTTTGGCAACCACTCCTTCTCCCCGGAGGCTACCCGGTATGCTGTGATGCGGGCACGTCCGCTTCGGAGGAGCATCTTGTAGGCGTCCCGGTGAGTAATGACCAGTCCTGCCTCAGCCTGTTGGTCGATGTCTGATTGCTGGTCCTTAGCCGCTCCCTGCAACATAATCAAGCTGGCTACCAGACCGGTGTAGACCGCAGGATTGACCTCTTTGAGCTTGAGGAAACAACATTCGCCGATGGGCAGGGTTCCGCCCCACGGGTCCTTAAGCAGAAAGACAAATTGGATGGGTTGAGAACAGAATCGACACTTCATCCCGGAAGTCGGCCCGGCGTCATAGTACTGGCGGCGGTAGGAAAGCTCGGAAGCGATAACCTGTGGAATAGTCTCCATACCTACAGTATACCACGAAACTCCATCATTTTAGTGAAAAACCAAAAATCTACAGTTATCCTTAATGTTCTACGTTTTTGTTATGTGTTTAGTTACTCTCTTGTTATACTTACCATCTATCCAAGCTCTTCTTATTCCCCCACTTATTTTCTTTCGTGATTCATCGGTTAGCTTTATACCCATATGATACCTTTTTATTTTTTCAAGTCCTTGAGGAGTTAACTTCCATTTTTTACCCCTCTTTCTGCTTTCTTTAACCATTTTTCTAAAGTCGGAATTATCCCACAGTTTTTTGCTAATTTCTGAACGAAGGGTACGAAGTTCCGAGTTAGCCCATGTTTTAATTACGGCTTTAGTGACTTTAGCACGAAGGGTTGGATTTTTAGCCCACACCTCTCTACTGGTTTCACTTTTCTCGGCACGAAGTTTATTGTCAGACCATCTTTTTTTCTGAGCTTGGGACATTCTTTGGCGACTTTCTTGAGATACAGGCCCCGTAAATCCTTCCCCTTCTCGGCAGATGTTATAGCCATACTCTGAGTCTTGAGACTTTAGAAACTTAATAAAATCTTGTTCAATTTCATTAAGTTCTTTTCTTGTCTGGATATCCGACCGGAGAGCATGAATAGACCAGACTTTAGGGTCAGGGTGTGCTCTCATTGAATTATAGAGGTGGGAACGGGTGGAGATTCCCGTCTGGGCATGATTGAATTTTTGCTGTAGATACTTTGTTAAGTTATTTCCCTTGTGCTGCCCAACATAGTATTTTCCTGTTATACTATTGACGATTAGATAAATGAACATAACAACCTCCCCCATAATAGTATTAGGAAGTTGTTTTTAACAATTAAACCAGATTATGTGGGTGTAAAGCTCGTCAAAGTTGTGGTCCCACACGCAGGGGTTGATGCGCTCGTCTGACATCAAGGGAGGCCGGGCGTAGTATCCTATACCGTCGCTTCCCACCACGGGGGCAATGTTGCGATAAAAATCCTCAATGGTGTATACGTCCCCGTAATCCGGTATTGGACGCCACTCAGGTTCCCGTTTTGTCGGCGGTGGTCCCTGTATCATAACTTTCTCATTTCCGGCAGTAAGTCCTCTTCTTGCATGTACTTGTCCACCAAGTAGGCGATGGCATAGAACGCCAGTTGGGGACCATGCTGGAGGGACGGGATGCCAAAGGTCTGCGTGTGCGGCACATGGTACTTCTCAATGGGAAGGGAGTACACGCCTTCCTTGGAGCCGTACAGCACCGCTCTTGGACCTCCTGCGGGGGCAAGGCTGAGGCCGGGCGGCGGACAGACGGCGATGAGGGATACACCTTCAAACTCTTTCTCAAGCTGCAATCGGTAACCGAACAAGCCGCCGACACCAATGCCAATGAGCAGAACCTTAGAATTCTCCACCGGCTTCCTCGTCAGGGCAGTGCGGTCCATACCGGGCGTACCGGGGAGGTTGGGATTCATGACTTCCGGGGTGAATTTCTGGAAGAACGTGTCCGCAGGAAAGCGCTCCCGGAGTAGCTTACAAAGCTTGTCGGAAAACTCGATGGATTCCTCCCCCTTGTCAGTCAGAATATAGTGGATATAGAATCGGCTCTGTTTCATATGTTGCTCCGTTCCCGAACGGGAACATCTGTCTCATTTGTCTCGTTTACAGGGCATTTGTTCCCGAGCGGTAACTTGAGGTTCTCGGGGTGTACCCACAACCCGAATCCATCGGGACACCTGAGAAAAAATCTCCCAAATATCACATCGTAATCAGTCAGCGTCCCGGAGAGACCGGTTGTGGTTTCCGCTTTGTCTCCCACCTTGAACATACCCATCTCCAAGTCTGAAAGGCTCGGTAGCGCCAATATCTCCACCAAGTCATCCCTATTGCCGTGCTGGCGGCGACCGCCGCCGCTGTCTGAGGTCAAAGAGCGCACATTATGTTTCCTATGCCGAGACGGCTACATGCCTTCAACTTTTGATACCATCCCGGAAGCCAATCACGTATCTCGTCCAAGGTCAAGTCCTGCTTGACGGCGTTTGCCTTGTAGGTACACAGGACTACATTGCTCTCCTCATACCCCCGCTCTGGAACTACCTTGTCAAAGGACAATGATGTTCTTAAGCCCGCCACCTTTGAACGGGGGGCAAGCGCCATCTGTTCGCCTGTGTAAAAGCACTTACCCCTTTGTTCAGTATATATCCTCCAAGCGTCTTCTACCGTCAGTCTGAAAATGACCCCGAGTTTCCGGGACCTTGCCGCCAAGTCGTTCACCCGCTTGCGGAGATAGGTTAACGGGTCGGATAGCCGCTTGAAGGTCTTATCTCTCTGGCACTCCTTGCAGAACGATGACTCGGATATCGTCCTTCCGTTTGACCTTGGAGAGCCGAACTCATCAGAGGACTTGGAGTGCTTGCATATAGAACAGATGATGTGACCATCCCCCGTGTATTGCCTTCTTGGCTTATGGTTGATGACCCGCTTCCCAAGCAAAAATGAGGAGACTGTGCTCTTTCCTATATCAAGTTCGCTGGCAATCTCCCAATCATTCAGGCCCCCAGCATGCAACTGGATAATCTGTCTCCGTATATCATCGGTTATGGGGGTTTTGTCACCCTTCTTGCGCCTATGGACGACCCTCCTGCCCTCCAGATAATGCTGGACGTTGGTCTTGCTCGTTCCGAGCTTATCGGCAATCTCCTTGTCCTTCAGCCCTTGCTGGTGCAGACTCAGGATTTGTGCGATTATACTATCATTAGTCTTAGTCGGCATTTATGAACCCACCTAGTGAATTTGCATTTATCTAAGCACTGGGTAGTTCATTTTTTGATATTCATTCTCCCTTGCCATCGAAATAGTATGTTTCCTCCCGACCATAGGGACGAACCATCTTCCATAAAATCTCATAGGCTCCAACAATGTTGCCGTTCTCTAGCTTGATGGCAGCATTGACAATATCAACGGGAAAACACCCATGCAAGTAGTGCAGCCTGTTTCGGTGCTCAGGGTAGATGCCACGCTCTAACTCGTTGTAAGCCTTCTGTGCTTTCAGGGCTTGCAAAAGCTTATCGTGGAACGCCTTGTACAATCCCATCTGCCAACCTTTGACCCATTTGGCAAAGTCCCTTGGAACAGACAAATCGTAGAGGACTTCACCTGTATTATGGTTCAGCTTGCTGTTATGGTCAAGCCAGGGAGACATGGGATTGTGCATTTCTTGCCAGATTTTCTGGGGTGTGACTCCCGTGACAATCCTGTGGATTCTACAGTACTCGGCGAGCTTCACCTTCGCCCGGACAGGCGGGAAGTGAGGCCGGTAGACGGCAGCAACATAGCCCTCCTCCGTCATGTCCTTGTCCGCCATGCACTCTTCCACCGACATGTCGAACTTCGGCACCAACCGGCACCAGTCCCGGTCCTTGGCATAGCTGTTTAGCTGCTTGTGGAAAGCCTCAAGCTCGGGGTATTCCAATTCCTCCCCGGTCTCGTTGGCAATGGCAGCAATAAGCACCAGCCCCTCGAAGTTGTAGGGGACAACCACCTTGGTAATCTTGGAGATAATCTCAAAGAACAGAGTGGTATCCTCGGGAAGGAAATCAGCGAACGCCCTATACTTGACGAACTTCTGCACCTTCTCCGTGGCATACTGCGCCCCCGGCGAGTCAAAGGAACCCCGGCTGGCGACCCCGTAGATGCCCTCGTAGTGCCACGAGATTCCCGCCCACCCATCCAGCTTGCGGGTGATGGTTATAGGAGACCTCCACATCTTCGCCTGCCCGAGGAGGAACTCTGGGGTGAACGTCTCGTCTTGAACTTCCAACTCCCCCTGATTGTTGCGGAAAATGTGGGGTCCTCTTTGGTTGAGGTTGAAAAATTTTGATGGGGGTCTGGATACAATCACCCCGGCGTCATCCACAATCAGACCACGGCAGATACAAGCTTCAAGAGACCAGTGATTCTCGAAAGTACAACGATTCGAGTAATTCAGGATTCGCAGGGGCAGTGCGGGGTGACGGCGCTCATTGATAAAACCCTCCCTGATTTGCTTGTTCAGTTCGTCAATGTTTAGCAGATTTTCAAGCTTCATAAATCCATCTCTTGTGCTTTAAGCAAGGCTTTCAGTCGTTCTATTTCTTTCTCCATTGCTAAAGGGTTACATTTTGGGTGGGCGAATCCATAGATTTCGCCTGTTTTATGGTCATGATGAAGGTGGGGAGTTTTTCCACGTGCTAACACTTTCCATGACAGTGTTTCTCCACAACATTCGCAGTTAGGCTCCTCCATCAATTTACGAATTACCGTATGAGGGGTATCTTGAAAAATGGGTTGGTATCTCCCCTTTTTTGCTCTGTCATTAGAACCCTTGATAATGAAAGACACACGACAAACATATTGTCTTTTCCCTCGATGAGTTCCTGCCATAGAAAACTTGTTTGAACCTTCTACAGGGAGAACTCCACTGCACCCACACGGAAAAGCGTGAAATTCTCCGGGATTCTGGACATTAAGTGGTTGGCTACCACGGTCCTTCCTGCACCGTTCTTTTTTACAAACTTTACACTCTCCTTGTCCACGGTTAGCAACAGAAAAACTAGATGTTAAAGATGTCAGTTTAATACCGCATCCGAAACAAGTGCCGTTGCCGTGACAACCACCTTTGGGACCATGATTATGTGGTCTAGTGCAGATTCCCCGGTCGGCTCCATTCCTCGCTTTCGGCATTGGCTTGCCACAGATGCTCATAAGACCCTCTTGAACTTTTCCGCCCGAGCATACCAATCGGGCATCCAAGTCATCATTTCCTCCAAGGTTACATCATTTTTTATGGTGTTCACCCGTTTACCACAGAGCACGACATTTCCTTTGACATACCCCCCTTCCGGGACTACCCTGTCAACCGAAAGGGTTAAAGCTGCATTAGGCTCCAAACTGAGTGGATAGTCGGTATAGAAACACCTACCATCCTGTTCTTCATACTGTCGATATAGGTCCTCTGGGTTGATGCTGAAAAGCACCTTGTTTTTCTCAGAACTTTTTCTAAGCCTGCCCCATCTTGCTTTCAGGTATTTACGAAAATCAGAGGCCATTCTGAGAGTGCTTTCTTTTTCTCGGCATCCACGGCACACCGACTCCCTGTATGGGTCATTTCCCGGTCGAGCAACCAACTTGAAATCACCGACAGGCTTCACTTCTTTACACTTCCAACATCTCGCCCGTTCGGCATCTATGATATCCAGCCTATGCCTGATACGGGAGCTTGACCTTAGTCCGTGCTTACTCAGTGTTTCTCTGACCGTGTTTCTCGATACGCCAAATTGCAGAGCAATCTTACGATTAGACACCCCGTCTTTGTTGAGGCTTACTGCTTGTTCTTCTTGTTCTGGCGTCAAAGCACGGCTCTTGATTCCTGAACAAGTTTGGCATATTGAGCCGTCTTTAATCGCTTGCCAATAGGAGCTATACCGCTTGTATTCCCTTTCCTTCCCACAGCGTGGGCAGTTCAGTTTCCACATAGTCTATGAATGCTCTATTGGAGCACCCCCCAATATAGGCATCCAATAGTTCAGTCGTCAAAAATCTTCGTAGGCTCCGCATCGGGGGCAATGCCTCCAACCTTTCTTTTCCGGCTTGAACTGGCAAGTAGCAGAGTGGTCCGTGGTTCCGCCCACAGGGTAAACCTTGAACCCCATGTCCTTCCACATACGGATTACTTGCCATCTGTCATCAATCAAAAAAGCTATTCGTTCCTTCGGAATGACCCGGAGTATCGTCTCCATAATCCGTCGCTTGACGATATAATCGTGGTCAAAGTTGGTAGCCGGGCGCATCAAGAGGAGGTCGAATGGCACCCGATAACAACTCAGCCAAGAACAAGTGTCTGTCGAGCAGGAGTCGTGTCTTCCACTGAGAATTCCGATATTGTGGGTGCTGTACAGTCCCCGGACCCACTTCGCCACGCCCTCCCGGCAGGAGTCCAGCAGGACCTTCGTCTCGTCGAACTGGTTCCGCTCGCCCTCGTTCTCGGCAAGGCTGCCGTCCACGTCGCAGAACACCCACGGTGCGCCCGGCAGGCGCTCGTGAAAGTCCCTGCCCCCGGCGATGACGGCGTTAAGCTCGTTCCAGTCGTCTACCGCCCGGTTGGTTTCATCCAGACCGTAGCCAGCCGGGCGGACGGTTGTTTCCCGCAGCCGCTTGAACTGTTGGTCGATGGCTTCCTCGGGCACGCATTCTTTGCCGGTGCGTAGGGCGTTCCGCCGCTTACACTCTTCCTTGTCCACGTTCATGACATGCAGGCAGAACTTTACCCGAGCGCCACGGGCAATCTCTTCCAGCTTTTGCCGGGTGCGGGACACGCAGTTGGTGTCATCCACGATGACGTTGAGTCCCATGGCGAGGAACATACGGATGCCCTCTTCCTCATACTTGCGGACCACATCTTCCTTCGAGTGGTTCCACGGGGAATCACAGTAGAGCATGGCACGGATGGTGTCCCGGTTTACCCGGACGGTCGCTCCCGCTGCCCAGTTGACAAGACTGCGGGCATGGGTGGACTTTCCTGAGCCAGCCGGGCCGACCATAACGGTCAGCGTGGGGGCATTTTCCTTACCCCCGGAGTAATCCATGTACTGTTCACTGTGCGATGTCTTTTCGAGTTCCATAGGTCTCCTCAGTAACAGTATACCACGAAGTCAGGCGGCAGTGGAGGAAAATGTGCTGCGTTTCTTTGCCCACGCCTTTTTGTCCTTGGGGGTGCTGGTCAGGCCATGGGAGATAACGTCCTTCAAAACCCCCATAAGTTCAAGAATCTTAGCAACATCCGCCTCTTCAAGGTAGACATTGTTGCCGTCCCGGCTGATGACTCGGGCGTAAATGGTGTTGGGCGCTCCAAAGCAGTCATCGCCCCGTTTGTTGATTTGGACGCTGTTACATCCCACGGTGCAAGTCAGTGTTCCAGTGCTCATACAACCTCCTTGGCCCTGATAGCCGCCCGAGTTTCCTCCGGGTCGATGATGCGCATATGACGCATGTTCCCCATGATATCCATGGGCATGAAATCATCCTGCCGCAGGTCCTGGTAATCTGGCAGACCCTTCCACTTGTGGGTGTCGGCGGTCCGATGGCAGCATGGTGTTTTGAATACGTCACAGTCGGCGTGGCGGGCGATTGGTTCCGTGGCACACAGGTCGTAGACCGCTCCGCAATGCAAGCAGACCACCGGGCTTAACATCTGAATTTTCTTTCCCATACGTCTCCTACTGGTAATTCTCGTCTTGAATGATTCCAAACTTGCTGAAATAGCGTAAAGGACGCCACTTGTGCCCCTTCACGTAGAATCCCCACTTATGGTAGGGCCGACCACAGAAGAGCAAAGTCCAAGCCCCGCCTTTGGGAATGTCCAAGTAGTGACGGCGCAAGGCGTCCGATTTCCAGATAGACCCGGCCTTAACCTCGAAGGTCCCATCCGGGGTCACATTCTTGTAATGACCTTTGAGAATAATAGATACGAAATTGCTGGCATGGTCGTGGAAAAAACGCCGGTCATCTGACCGGAGCCAGTGATGGAGCCGGATGGAGAACCCGAAGATGATAAGCGTCCACCGATAAAGGTAGGGGCACTCGGGTCTGCCGAGTGCCTCCTTCCAACGGATTTGGAACACCTTTCCAAACGGGGTCATGGTTGTCCTTAACCACCGGCACGCTCGCAGGGTCCTTCATTGTACCAAGCCCAAAATCCCTTGCCATAAAGGGTACTCATGACTTGCTCGAACACATAGTGCTCGAAGTCCTTGGCATAGCCGTCTGGCTTGGAGATTTCCTCAATCTGGCTCACCACGAAAGCTTTCAGATTGTTCCAGTCGGGTTTCTCAAGCAGCGGGGGAGGCGCATTTCCCTCCGCTTCCCGAGCTTCAAGTTCGGCTTCCAACTCCTCGGTGCTCAACCTTGATAGATGGGGATTACGCTTCGATGCCATACAGCCTCCTTGAAATTTGGGCGGGCTTAGGGTTACCAGCCCTTTGATACGGAGATTGGAAATCTCACTCCGCCCTCATGTGAATGAGGGTGCTCTCTACCCGATTCCGAAAAGGCTATGGTCACTAGCCTCCCCGGCCTCGAATAAGTCTCAGACTGGCAACGATGGCCTATCGCCCTCCAGTCTAAGAACTCCAACTGAGCTACCCGCCGAAAACTCTGCGCCCATGGTCGGCGGCTCCATCCGAGTCGAACGGATGCCGGAAGGTTATGAGGCTTCTGGCTTTCCTAAAAGAGCCGTCCCTGTTTCCCCACCGTAACGTCAGACCCGTGGCGATGCGAGTCCTACAAACCGGCAGGGGCCGGGCAACTTAATGCTTTTTGCTCCATTCCTTCAAAAGCTTTTTGCGATAATGCTTCGGCATCCTCTGAATAAAAAGAATTCCGTTGATGTGGTCCTCTTCGTGTTGAGCGCAATGAGCGTCTAAACCCGTGAGTTCCAAAGTCGTTTCTTTCCCGCTCATTGGCTCTTGATAGATAATTGTACATTCATCCCGTCGAGAAACAGGTCCGTAAAAATTTGGGAAGGACAAGCAACCCTCCTCAATAATCTTATACTCACCTTTAGGCGTAATTTTTGGGTTGACAGCAATTATTTTTTTACCGTCCGCAAGTTTCATGATAAAGACTCTTCGACTAACACCCACTTGGGGAGCAGCTAAACCCAAACCGTTGTAAGATAACATTATTTCTATCATTTCATTGCACAGTTTTACTAAAAATTCGCCAAATTCCGTAACCGTCTCAGACCTTTGGAGTAAAATCTCTGTGGGATAGTATAGGATATTCATTATTTTAACCCCAATCTGTATTTCGCTATGCGCTCCACCCAATGCAGAAACTCATCAACGGAATCCGCTTTCTTCCTCTCATTACATTTCTTACAAGCGGGAACGATATTATCTTTTAAATATCCGAGGTCGTTGTTTAAGCGGTCGATTCCATTGCACATAAAGTATCCGTATCCCGTTGCGAGCCGCACTTCCCGCTGTGGTGGAGACCCACAGTACCAACAGTCTTTTTTAAGGATATCAATCGCTTCCTCATTAGTAAGACCAAAAACAAGGTTTCTCGCCACGGCGTTACGTTCATACTGTCTTACAGTTTTTCTGGCAGCGGATGCACCAAAGGCTTTACGCTCGCTCTCTCGGGTTTGCGTGTACAAGCACCCGCAACTCCTTGTGTGACTGTCCAACAACTTGCATCTACCGACAACGGTTATTTTTCCACAATCACAAAGACATTCAAAGAAAGTTTTTTGATTGTGTATCTCCTTTAATCCAAGGACGGTAAGGTATCCGAATCGTTTACCGACAATGTTTTCAAACCCCCTACAACCACAGCTACTCCTGACCCCGGAGTTTAGCTTTCTTCCCTCAACGCAGCATTCTTTGCCGCAATCACATTTGCATACCCACTTTCGGGGTATAAATTCATCTCTTCTTAATGCAACTAAATGCCCCAACCTCCTGTTTGTCAAATCTCCAACTCTTTTCATATAACCTCCTATAAAGGATATACATAGTTGGAAATTGGACTAGCTACCCCTTAGATGGGTGGAACTTTTTATAAATTTATAATCGCCCTCCAATCAGGCGCTCAATTTCGGATTTCTCAACGCCCCACCAGCCGGGGTCGCTGTAGTACTTGTAACTGCCTTTTTCGCCTTTGAATTCCATGATGGAGTAGTCATCCCGGTCGGGATGGCTGGAATAGCTCCGGTTATCATAGTGTTCCACAAGGATGTTGGTGCGGTCGGACGTGGGGCCGAATACGTGCCCAAGGCTAAACTGCTCTTCGACGGCATCAGCGACCATTTCAATTCCATTGGTGATGGAACAACCGGGGTTGGTGTCAATCTCCGTGGCGATAAAGACTTTGCGGTCGGGGCCTACATAGGCGTCCAGATGACAGGCAGCGATTTGTCTGCCGTAGCCCTTGTAGTTGAACTTTCCTGAAAAAATTAGGGCGAGGGGTTTGCTGGAAGGTTCCAGCTTTAGGTCTTCCAATGTGATAGGCGATACAGCCTGCGCTTTGGTAAAAGCCATAGACATGTTCTCCTCAATTATAGTATACCACGAGAAGAGAGGAATTTAGGGATTTTTTTCAAGCGGTAGGATTCTCTTGGGGTTGAGCAAGTCGTTGGAGGCCACTCGATTGGTCAGGGAGGTGTAGTACTTCCCTTGTGCCTTCGCCTCCCGGCGCTTGGCATCACGGAAATCTTCCAATTTATTCAACAGGATAACGCCTTCGGGCCAGTCCTCACCATTTTGACGAAGCCAGCGTACATACTCGGCAATCTCGTGCGCCGGATACCACAAGGGGTCATCCCGGTCAGGTTCGGGGTAAGTGGTCTCCTGTCGATACTCAGCCTCGGCAATCCGTTCCAGCTTATCCTCATAAGGTTGGCTACGCTGTTTCAGGATGTCTTCACCATCCGGCCATACCCCCACAACCGGCTCCATGGGCTTATTCCAGTTGGGAACCTCATAGGTGTGCTTTTCGGGCTTAAGCAGATTGAGATACCCGGCAACCAAAGCTTGGTTGCTCTGCCACATGTCGGGATAATCCTTGTATCTTTGAAGAAGAACCGCCTCCAACTCAGGCCAGCGGCCCTTGATGACATCTTTGATATATCCCCCCATGGCACCGGGGAACTTGTCATCGTGGTATGAGTTACGCTCCAGACGCTCAAAATCATCCGGGATGAGTTCATTCTTTTTATCCCTCATCTCGTTGAGGTATCGCTCCTCCAACTCAGGCCAGCGACCCTTGATAATCTGCTCAGCGTAGTCGGCCCTCACGGCATCTTTATTGACATATTTCGTGGTCGATTTCGTGGCGGGGACCACAGGATTTCCGGGATTATCACGCATCCACTGCCTCCGGTCCCGCTTATCCATAGGCTCTTGAACATTGTAGAAAACTAACTTGGGTTGGGTGAGCATGGCTTCCAACCGGGGGTCTCTCGCTCCCCCTTTCATGTTATTCAAATAGTCAAAGTAGGTGGTATAGTTGTGGTCAGCAAGCAGAATTTCTCCCAACTCGTCCCACGATTCAATGTGAAACGCCTTGGCATACTCCATGGCTTCCTTGGGAGCATACTTGCACATGAGCATTTCAGGCCGGGGCATACCGCCGAACTCGAAAGACCGTTGCGTGGATATTTCCCGCCACGGCTTTTTGATAATCTTCAAGGCATACTGAACAGCCAGTTTACCCATGGTCTCATTGCCAGCGGTAGTCCAGAACTTGTGCTCCAACGCTGTCCAACGTCCTTTGATGACCGTGGCAGCATAATTCAGTGCCCGTGTGGCGTTGTCGTTGTCTATCGCCGCCCGGCGCAGGAGGGTGGGTTCAATGGCAGGCCAGCGACCACGGATATGGTCATTGACATATTCTACAGCCGTTCCAATGTACTTGCCAAGGTTCTTAAGCAGAACATACTCGAACAACTCCCACCGCTGCCTCGGATAGAACTTGTCTGCATACCTCTTAAGCTTGGGGATTCCCACCGAAGGCCACTGGATTTTAAGATACTCCATCTCCTCTGGGGTGAGCGGGGTGCCGGTCAGTATATGACCATCTATCCAGTGGTCATTACTGGTGAGAAGCTGTTGACCCAGTATCACTGGGTCACTAAGGCTCTGCTTCTTCATCCACGCATCCACCTGCGGGTCCACAGCAGCGATGTAGTCCGCTGCTTCCCGAGCTACCGGATGGGTGATGGCGGTACCAATGAGGGGTCCCGGAACGTCCTCGTAGTGCCCCCAACCCTTGTAACGCTTGCTCGTACTCGGCTGATGATATTGCACGATGAGAGACTCATCCCTGCGGTCCTTGTACTGATTGCTGGAGGGGTGAAGCTGAGCGAAGGGAAGTCCTCGGTAGAAAATCACATAGCTGGGTCCGGTTCTGAGGTAGCTGCTGGCGGCACCATGGCGGGTACACCATTCCGTTGAGTCGGAGAGAATGCGGAGCGCCTCGGGATTGGTCACCTTGAAGATAACGAAGTCACCCTTTTGAACGATGATTTGCTGTCCCGGCAAGTTCTTGAAGGTGTCAAAATTCTTGGAGCGAATGACCGTCATGGCATTCGCTTCGAGGGTCCGGGCAAGGTCTCCGGGGGTCTTATAACTGTTGATGTCCTTGTTGCCGCCAAAGCCCGGCTGGCGCTTCTGCGTCTGAAAACGGGAGAGGTTCTCCTTGATACCCTCGGCGTCCTCGGGGAGACGGATGAGACCACCCTTCACCATCCGGGCAAGCCAAGTCACAAAATCCGTTTGATTGGGGCTGGGGTCGGCGGCGATGCACATTTCCACCTGTTCCTTGGAAAGCTGCATCTGCCTCGTGAGGAGGTCGATTTTGGCATCCGAAGGGCGGGATGTGATGAGAAAGCTGGCTGTAAAGCTTAGGCCCATATTCGTCTCTAATTTTGAAACGAATAGTTATTTACACTCATTTTACTCCTGTATTCTATCACCGCCTTCATTGCTACTTTCATTTCTTCGTGGGTAAGGTACTTGTTTTTTATTCTATTGCAAATCACACAACAAGGTACAACGTTTTGTAGAGTATACCCGCTTTTAGGAATTTTCTTGTCTAACCCGTGTCCAGATTCATTTAGCAACCCACCACAATACCAACAAGGGTTTTTAATGAGGTTAGAATATGCGGGCAGGTCTATGTCTGAAGGAACCCCACTACACTTTATTGCTCTCTTCAAGTTGCTCCAACGTCCCTTAAGACTGCGAAGCCACTTTTTGCCGATAGCCGATAGCTCTTCCTTGTATTTCTCATAGTAATGCTGTTGACACAGTCCTCGGCCCACTGCCCTAAGCCCACAATGACAGAACACTCGGTCCTTACGGTTTCTGCCTGCGCACAGACGACACCTACCTGTGTGGGTTTTTAGTTTTTGGGGATATACTGAAATTTCTTTTCCACAGCCTAACACACAGGGGAATATATATCGTAGTCTTTTAACAAGCTTCTTTATTCCATGTGAATTCCCCTGTTTTAAGATACTTTCAACTCGGATAGCATTTTCTCGTAGTAACATAGAACCCCCATACAAAGGGGGTTTATAGTTCATTTTTAGGTTACAACTTTTGTTTCTTCCCCCTTCGGTGTATCTTAGTCTTAATATTTCCGCTGAGGGGTTTCTTACAATAATGGCACACTGGTCGCCTACTCACTTCTCCTCCTCAATCCCCCCATCCTTGTCCACGTTGTACATCCGCACACCGTGCTTATCAACAGTAAGAAAAGTACTGGGGATGTCCATCCAACACCCGGAGTTGTAATACATGACCTGCCCCTTTTTCTTACTTATCCGGTGGGTATGACCGCAGATGATGTGCCGTCCCCTCATCTCCCCGTAGGCCAGAGCCTTCGTGGCAACCTCCGTAGACAGGCGGAGCCATTTCTTGCTAACCTTCTTGACGAACCGGCTGAACCGATGAGTCTTCTTATCCATCATCTGCAACGTGAAGTAGATAGCGCACGCCACGTTAGTGACAGTCTTATACTTGTTGATGAAGTGGTCAAAGCGGTCGCCATGCTCGGCGTGGTATCTCTCCTCGCCTTCCTCCCATTCATACTCCTGCACAAGCTCTATGCCGAGCAAGTGGGCTACAACCTCTGCTACAGGGTCATCGTGGTTTCCTTTCACCCATATGACCTTGGCGTGCTTGGTTAGCTTACGAAGATAGGATAGGAGTTTCCAATCCTCCTTTGTCAACCGGGTGAAAGCGAGGTCATTAAACAGGTCGCCATCTATCAACAAGGTGTCGAACTCCACCTTATCCAGAAGTTCTATGAGTTCTCTCGCCCGGCTTACAGGAGAACCGACATGGATATCTAACACTACGAGGATGTGGGTTTTCAAAATTAGTCCTTACCCCGTTTGGCTTCCGCCATCAGGATGGCAATGAAGTAATCAATGATTTGGTCCCACTCAAAGTTCTCGCAGAAGATGAGCAACTTGCCTTTGAAGGTGGTGCAGTTCGCCTTGTGAGGCCGGTCATCAATCAGGAAGTCCCCATGGTCGCCGAGCAGGCCCTTGTCATGCGTCAGGATGATGTGACGCTGCATCTCAGGCATGTGGTTCAACACCCACTGCGCCTTCTCAGCGTAGGCGTGCGACACGCCCGTAGGCGGCTTGGTAGCGATGATGGGTTCGTATCCCATCTTGGCAAGATGTCGGATAGCGGCGACGGCTCCGGGGATTTCCTCCATAGCGAGGTACGCCCCCGGCTGCATCTTAATCCACTCACCCGGCTTGCCGTGTTCCCGCTTGTAGCGGTCGAAGTCCACCACGACACCGTCAAGGTCAATGAATATTCAATTCATTTTCTCCACCTTTCCCGTAAGCCTGACACTCCGCACAAGTAAAGACTCTCCACCTGAAATGCTGGCAATGGCAATTATGCCCAAGGCAATCAATGTGCTTGCCTTCTTTACAAGGCGGGCATACCACGTGCCCGGTCATTATGGCGTTGCACTCTGCGTCATCACATTCGCAGTAATGCCCCACACACATGAAGTGGTTGCCTCGCTCACAGCCTTCGCAGAGCCGGATACGCCCCCTATTCCTCTCTCACAAACTGTCCGGCAAGCTCTTTGAGACGCCCCCGGAACCGATTGAACTCCTTCTGGTCAATACCAAGCTGGTGACCAGAATGCAAGCCGGACTGGACTTCTTTCTCGGTCGCCAACCAGTCACAGGTGGTACACCAAAAACGCCGGGTATCCGCAAAGCTGCCCCCGGAGCGAAGAACGGCGGTCAAAAGCGGGGCAACCTCCGGGTTCCTATCAACAACAAAGTCAATGAACTCCCCGGTAAACATTTGGTCGTCCTGCGATTTGGCTTCCTTATCAGTGCCCAAGGAAAGCTCGGTGGAATTCTTGTAGACGTACTCGTCCACACCACCCGACTGCATGATGAATTCGTCCTGTTCCGCTGCCGACAAAGACACGTTATCCATACGGCT